CGATTTCCTTTTGTCATCGAACCCATTGTTAAACCAGAATTTCTCGACAATGATGGACAAATTTGCACTGAAGGGACGAATCATAACATCTGGACTTTTAAAGTTGAGAAGGTTGTTCGTCGTGAGACAGAATACGTATATGAACCAGTTCTTTCTGAAGATGGTGAATTGTATATGGAGGGGAGTGAATTTGCAAATTTTATTTGCCTCCAGATGCAACGTTTTGTACGGAAACAACGTAAAAATGAATTGAATATCAATAGTGATATTCAAAAATGTTCTCATGGTATAGTTAGACCGTATTTTCCATGCAGTCAGTGTGATGAAGAAGAAGATGAAATTGTTGAATTTCAAGCACAGGCTGGGATTCCTGACTTTATTGAAACGAGTTGTGGGTTACTAATGTGGTCTTGGATCCTTTTTATGGATTATTTCTTTGGAAATTTATATTTTAAATTTTTATTTAGGAATAGTCTCTTTGGTGGATACCTAGCGCAGTCACCTGCATTTGCATCTATTAGAAGGAAGATAGTGTATAATAGATGGAAGCGTAGATATCTGCAATGTAGAAGGAGTATAGGATTACCTGATCAAATGTCGTCTTGGATTTCTGCCATTATATGGATCATTAGTTGTGTTGGAATTTATGGGTTTTTTAAATTAGTTAGCTCACTCATCTTTCCTAAAGACTCTTGTATAGCACAAGCCGATATTTGGCAGAAAAATGATAGTAATGAGGATTTCATTATTCCAAAAACATCCCATCCTCGTAATTCTAATGAGATTGTAACGACTCTGTCAAAATCGATGTTTCGTCTTAATGTTGAATCATCTGATAATGGCAAAGTTGAATCAGTTTATTGCCTCTGTCTTAAACCAGGGGTTTATTTAACTGTTAGTCACGTCTTTAGAAATGGAGATAAGTGGAAATGTGTTGCTGACTTGCTCAAAGCTTCTTATAACGCTCGATCGATTAGAGGTTTTATTCTCTCGCGAGAGCAGATAAAAGTTCTACCCAATGATTTGTGTGTTTTTTCAACCCGTAACATTCCGCCACGTAAACCAATTTACAAGTTCTTACCTGATAAGATAGATAAAGCTGGTCGTATAGGTCATCAAATTTTATGGGCTGATATGCGCTCAATCCTAGTAGAGGTTAGTACAACCTCTTATGGGTATAGCTCTTATCGGACTGTCGATGGACAGGAATTTAGAGGGAATTTTATGCATGGATACCGTAAAGAAGGTTCGCCTTGCAGCGGAGATTGTGGATCCCCTTTTATAAGTTCTTCTCCTTTTGGAGATTTTATTTCAGGTATCCATGTTGCGGGACAACCACTTAGTTCCAGTGTTGTGTTTTCTCAAATTAGTAAGGAAATTCTTGGTGATTTAGAAGATATTGCGCTGAGTGGTTGTGGCACCTTTGATTCAATAAACAAAGGTACTTCCTCATCAGGTCCTTTAAATACTCCTAATCGTAAGGGAATTCATCATTGGAT